TTATATAGCTTTTTTTAGTTGCTTCTTTTGCTGGCATTCTTCCTCCCACTTCATTACATCAGTAGCGAGGTATCTTTTCATTGTCCCGCCCTCAGAACTTAATGCCGGGGCTGGGAATGGAATCCCCCAAGGTGTGTTAATTTCCCACCGATTAAGTGTGCGTTTAGTAATATGAAACATCTCACACACATTGTTAGATGTCAGATATTTATCCACATTAGCCCTCCTTACTTTCCGCTTTAATTTCTAACTGGATGCCTTCATATGTGCCATCACCCCCACAATTCAGACAGTGTGTATATATGCCTAAACCATCCCCATCAGGACTAAAGTTTTCAGGTAATGAAACATCTATAAATTCAGTACCGCCAATTGGCTTCGTATGAATATGAGGGGCAAGGCCGTAATAGGGGAAAATGCATTCACCGTTCCCGTCATCACAAAAATCACATGTTTTAACTTTTAATCCACTCATCCTTTAGTTCCTCAACTCATTACGTTCTTTCTTCAATTGACGCAAAAGGTTGTGAAGGGTAACGGTTACAGCTTTATCTAAACTTTTAGTTGAATGGAATTCTGCAAGCTGAGACAGTGCTAAACCAAAAATGTGATATGCAAAAACTTTTGCAGCTTCCGGATTGTTTTTGATAAGCTCCTCAGTACTTGGACAAATGATTTCTTCAAAAATATGAAGAGCCACCTGATCCGGAGTACCTTCAATACGGCTAGGGCTCAAATTAACTTCACCAATAACTTTGCTCATTGTTGAGAATCCTCACTTAAAATTTCCCATTCACCCCAATCGCCCAAATAACCAGATTTTGAAATGCTTGTTGTAATCACTTGACCATCATCACAAGTTACTTTCATTCGATTGGCATCTATGCGAACAGCTTTATAAACAACATCCATTTGTAAATTTGCTGGTAAAGGACTTGAGCCATTTACAGATTTAATTCTTACTTCCATTTTTAAGCCCTCAAATATTCTTCTTTAGTCCACTCAACAAACTCTCTATAAAGCTGCTGGGCAGGTTTATTTAATCGGTTGTGATAGTCGATCGTTATGCGCCGCCAAGCAACTGGTACCGCATAATGCTTTGTTAGAAACATTGCTTGGTCCATGCCTTGCCGGACTATTACGTAGCCCAGCAATTGCAAGTAGTACATAAAACCAAGCATGTGTTTTTGGCTCACTTTCTTGTACTGATCTTTCGTGTTAGAAACCGTCCACTAATAAATAATCAGGGGTAGATTCTTGTTGAGTAGGTGTAGGATTCTCTAATTCATAGCGGCGTTTTCTCACATACCCCATTAGCTTCGGTTGAATCTGCGGATCTCGTGCAGCCACGTCTATTTCCAAAGCATCTAGCGTTGTAAGGTCTGGTGCAGTTTGGATTTGAACCATTAAAGAGGGTGGCTCATTAGCAGATGCCTTTTCTTTTTCTAGCTCTTCAAGACGTTTGTGAGTGGCGAGAAGGATAGGCTTCATTTGTTCGTCATCCCATGTGCGGGTATAACGATAAACCGCATTTACTTCTGCAGGTGTTTTTGACTCTTTTACACGCTGTAGAAGAGTATCTAGGGTTTGCTGATATTCTGGATCTACTTTAGGCTCGTTAGTTTCTGGAACTAACAGATCCTCAGATGTGGTGACGTTAGTTTGTTCGGTAATAACAATTGTTGGTTGAATTTCTGCAGAAATAACTTCAATAGGCTTTTCTGCTTTTGATTTTTTGCCTCTCTGTTTTTTAGGTTCCTCACCAAGACGAATAACACTTAAATCATTGTTGATTTCAATACCTAGTGCTTTTGAAAAAGCTTTTAATTGAAGCTTGGCGTTTTCTGCATCACGTTGAACGAAGCCACTGTTAATAGAATCAATTAATGCGTTAGTTTTGAAATCTAAAACATAAACCGTAGGTGAATATGTACTGATTACATAAACTTCCTGACCCTCTTCATACTCATCAATAGTTAATGGCTTTGTGAATGTAATGCCAGCCAGCTCAATAGTTTCGATTTTGATGCAGAATTCAAAACCCGGTTTACCAAAAACAGAAGCGGGGAATTGATCTAAGTCAGAAAAGTCCAACATGTCTCCAATAGGACGACAAAGAACAGTTTTACCTTTTTGAAGAGCTGCAAATGCTTCAGCTGCAGTGATTAGATTATTCATGCTGTCATCCCCGTTTTAGCTAATGTTTCAATGTCTTGTTTAACTGCCTTAAGTTTTGCTGCTTCAATTTGAATAAGGGCATCGATACCTAAGTGCTCACATACTGTTTTTACGTCTAGGCCACGTTCAGCAATAAAGTTTTGAAGTTCGTCTCTTTGTTGATCTGAGATGCCGTTAAATTCAGGGGGACTAATCCAAGTGCCACGTTGTTTATCAAACGTGCAATTCAATGCTTTAGCTCTCATTAACATTGCTTG